CCCCGCGCGTCGCTTTCCGCAAGTTATCCTAGATCCTCGACAATAGCCACTCGCCTGGTCAACTCCTCAATTGCTGTTGAGTTGTATATTCCAGGTTGATTCATGGCTGCTATCTCGAATCGCAAAGTCCCCAAAGTTGCCAAGCTAATCCCATACATCTGTGATAGATATAGGAGAGAAGTGGAGCTCTCATAAGCCCGAGAACCCTCAACTTTGCGGTACTTCCTTTCGGCTTCCTTGCGTGCCTCGTTGAGGAACGTCCCCTTGGCCCCAGCCGTGGAGCGCAAAAGCATCTGAATATAGTCGTTCAGAAGGGGGACATGGTTCGTCTGTTTCAACAAACCCAATGCGACACCACGCATGTGTGCGGATTGGTGTCGCAGTTCACGGCTGCCAACATCTGACACAGTTGCTCCCAATTTGAGTAGGCACTTCAAAGTTGGGGCCATCAGATAGCCGTTATTGCTTGTGGGATAGAATGCATTCGAACAAAAGCGCGCTTGAAGGAGGCTATGGCCAGCCTTATACTTCATTTTGTACCCTAAAGTTTTCCCAGCTTCAACAAATCGGTCTTTGTCCACCAACGAAGGTAGGCACCGGCCAATCGAGTCATCCCCACACGCACAAAGGCGAAAATGGGTCCCCGGTTGTGGGCAGTCTTTGAGCTCAATAGCCTTTGCGAAGGGCAAATTGGGATACTCACGCTGCTGCCAGCTTTTAAGGATACAATACCATTGCACGGTCAAATTAATCATCGTATTTGACCATGTAGTGTCGGGGTGACCTGATAGCGTTCCAGGCACTCGGACACAGCACGCGCCATGCCGCGTTGTGAATTTGGACGTTTCACGTAGCAGCTCATACACTCTCAGAGCTTCACCATCAAGACCCATGCATTTAGCAAAATAGATCTTGAGATTGGTCGACTGTTCCCAATTGGAGGCATCGAATCTCGAAAAATCGTTCTCCAACAGTGGCCAGGTTGGCTCTTGTTGCACCCACTCGCTTACCTCCTCAGCTGAGCCCCCTGGCTCATAATATATGGGACTTTGATGGTTCCACACACTATGGCAGTATTTCGAGTAGGCTCGGAAGTAAGGCCCAAGAATCACCTTAATCACGTCCTTGGCAGACATGATATTTCGGGGTGAAACCCAGGTTTGATTCGCGAAGGCGGCATATGCCAGTTTGATCTCGCGCTTTATAAAGCAGTTGTAGCGCTTCAAAACGCGCTTGGCAGGGATCTTACCAAGCATGGAGTCATAGCAAGCCTCCAACAAACGGCGTTTTGTGCCTTCAAAGGTGGCGACCCACTCTTTAAAAGGCATCGGTCGAACAGCATGTCCGGGTTGCACGAATCGCTGAGCAATCAGCTCCACTTCAGCCCATGCCGAGGCTTGTGGAACCAGTCGCTCTTGCACCACCCTATTCCTCAGGCTTGCAAGTTCATTTTCCAGGCATGAGCGTGCCACATGGAAATTGATGCCCGCAAACACTGGCCCGACGATGTAAGCCCCCACTACAGTTCCCGACTTGCACGAAACGCTTTCAATCCAGCAGGATTCGCCTTCCTGTATTGGATCAAGCATGCCGCGGAAAACCTGCGAGGGCAAACATGTGGGCACTATTGAAAAGGGGTGGTTGTGGTGGCCAAACGCTGATGATTCTGGATTGACTCAACCATTCGATAGAACTGGTCACCAGTCAGCGAGGCCCCCACCGCTTGTGCGCATGATGCTTGTCTCGCGGCCCAAAGGGGGGACAAAGCATGAGAGGTCGAAGGAATTTCGTAAACAGGCAAACACTTGCCGTGCAGAATAACTGCCTTGATCCTCTTCCACAATGAATTGTGGATTGCGTACTTGGACAGGTAGGCTCCCGTCCTTTCCCTAGCTGTGGCGGCTGTCACACCGAATTTCATCGTGTCGACAACAAAATCAGTGGTTGATTGTACCGCATCGCGCGCACGGCGTAGGGTTGCGTGTGAATGTTCGATAGCTGCAGCAGCGGATTCGGGTAGAGACATAGGTGTTGGGAAACACTTAATATTCTTACCTCCCTCCTTTTCTGGTTTCGCCCAGGTGGTTGCTACCGCATCACACATAGTTGTAGCTACCCGCACAAGATCAGAAACCTCCCCTCGT